AATATATAACAGAAAATGGATTAACCAAGTGGCAAGAAAATGTTACTGCAATTAAGAAAAAATACCCAAAGGAATAATTTATGCCATTAAGTAAAATAGTATTAAATAAACCTTCATTTTTTGCTTATGTAAAAACACAACATAACTTAACTGATGCAACATTTGTTAAAGTACAGTTTGATGAAGAAGAATATGATAATGGTAGTGTTTATGATAAAACAACTAATCATAGGTTTACTTGTGCAGAAGCAGGAAGATATTTTTTTTCTACTCATTGTATGGTTAAAAATGCGGCAAACAATTATTATCAACAAAATGTAAGTGTTGGTTTTTATAAAAATGGTGTTATACATACAAGAACATCAAATAAACACGAGGCGTCAAGTGGTACTGGTGATGGTATGGGGTATTTTGATGGTGTATCAAATAGTGCTGTACTTGACTTAGCAGTTAATGATTATATTGAAGTTTATTGTTATGTTAATGTTTCACAAAGCACACCATATATTTATGAGTCAAATAGTGCAACAACACCTAAGAAACATAGAAGTTGGTTTACTGGATTTAAACTGGGGGATTCATAATGCCTTATCTTGGACAAGAACCTATAACAGGAAACTTTATAAAGCTAGACACTATATCTGTTGTTAATGGTCAAGCCGCCTACACTATGCAATATAATTCTGCAAACTATGTTCCGGCTTCTGCAAATCATATGATCGTAAGTCTAAATGGTATAATACAAAATCCCGGAACGTCTTTTAGCGTTTCAAATCATACAATTACATTCGCCTCCAACCTTGTTACCGGTGATGTTATAAATTTTATTTTAGTATTAGGTGATGTTCTTAATATAGGTACACCTAGTGATAATACTGTAACTAATGATAAGTTAGCTACTGCACCTACACTTATATCAAAGGGAGCAGGATCAGATTCGGGTGCAATACAATTAAATTGTGAAAATAATAGCCACGGTGTTAAGGTAAAAGGCCCACCTCATAGTGCGGCTCAATCATATACATTAACCTTGCCAAGCACAGCACCTGCCGCAAATAAAATGTTACAATCAGATGGTTCTGGTAATTTAAGTTTTGTAGATGCACCAAGTGGAGGTTTAAAATTTTTAAATAGAACAACAATATCTTCATCAACAACATTTGTTGCTTTTGATAATACTTACATAAATTCTACCTATGATGATTATATTATAAAAGCGGCTAGGGTTGTACCTACAAGTGATGGTGCTTATAATAGATGGTTTACATCTGACCAAAATGGTGGAAATATGACACAAGGGTGGTATTCAAATGGTATTTATCAAAGATTTGATAATGGTAGTATTCCGGCAAATGGTTATCTAGCAAACCAAACCTATTTTGAAATTGTAGATGGTGCGGGAACAGCGTCAGGAGAATCTACAACTTATACTTTGTATTTAAATAATGTTAATAATTCATCACAAGGTGGAACAACTGTTCAAATTGATGCAGTACAACATTCTAGTAATAATCTTTATTACCACCATAGATTTTCTGCTTATTTAGATCAAGGTGCGGCAACAAATTATATTAGATGTTATTTTTCTGCCGGAAATATAGCTAGTGGAACATTTACTTTATATGGGATAGTGAAAAGCTAATGGCAATAATTAGAGCAAACTCAAGAACACTCGCTGATGTAAGCACAGGTAGTAATATTATAGAAATGTTATCTAGTCCTTGTAATGGTACACAAGTAACAGTACCTAGCGGAACATATACAATGCCTGATATTACATCAAGACAAAGATTACCAACCAGTTATGAAGATATTACTGGTTCAAGTATTACTTATACACCTCCTTCTGGTACTACAAGAGTTGTATATAAATATATATTTCAAACACAATATGATGGAACTAATTATAATGGTTTACATATAAGGTTTTATTTAGATGGTACGGAAGTAACAGACGGAAGAACAACTTTTTATGGTACTTATTTAACAGGACGATTTGAATATCAATACACAATTAATTGTAATGCAAGTTCAGCAAGTACAGCACATGGAGATATTACTTCTTGGTCAGGTGCAAAAGTTATGAAACTACAAGGTAGAGAATACGATAGTGGCAACCAATGTAAATTACATGAAGCTGCTTTATGGGACGGTTCAGGTAGTCAAGCACAACTTGTAATACCTCAACTTGAAATTATATCATTAAAGGATTCGTAAAATATGGCAGAAAAAAGATATAAAATGATTAATGGCAAAAGGTTAGAATTAACTGCTGAAGAAATTAAATTTGAAGATGAAAAAGATAAGGCTTGGGCTGATGGTGAACTAGATAGAAGGCTTGAAAAAATAAGAGAAGACAGAAAGCCATTGTTTGTAGAGGCAGATTGGCAAATCAACAAACTTAATGATGCTAAAGGAGATTCATCTAAATGGATTGATTATAGAATAAAGTTAAGAGATATAACTAAAGGTGTAGATACAGTTGACAAAGCTAAAGCTGTTACTATGCCAGAGAAACCTAAATAATGGACACACGTACTATAAAAGATGTAGCTAAAGAAATGAGGGCTCACGAAAGAGAATGTGTCGTGTATAGACAAATGACAGGTCAACGTCTTGATGCTGTTGAATATCGCATTAAAAGACTAGAGGTATTGCTATGGTCATCAAGTGCATCTATTATTGGATTGTTGATAACTATAATACTTGGTCTTTTATATGGAAGAAGTTAGATTAACATACAAAGTTAAAAAGTACCGCAAACAATATGTTGTGGTTATAGAAGCTAAATCCTTTGACAGTTTAAATGAAGCAAAAGAGTTTATAGAATCTGTAGGCTTTGAAGAATATCACGATAACGAAAGATTGCACTAATGATTGATCCACTCTCAGCATTTGCCGCAGTAAAGACTGCTCATTCTGTAATAATGAAAGGTATACAAGTAGGTAAAGACTTGTCTAGTTTAAGTGGATATATATCAAAGTGGGCTATAGGTGAAGCTAACATAGAAGTACACGCAGAGAAAAAAGGAAGATCCTTGTTTGGTAAGTTTAGTTCAGTAGAACAAACAGCTATAGAAGCCCATCTTCGTAAAGAAGAACTGGCTCGTATGCGTGATCAGTTGCGTGAAATTTTTTTATTATATGGCTCACCGGGTCAATGGGAACGATTGCAAGGTGAGATTGCTAGTGCTCGTGCTGAAAAAAAAAGAGAGTTAAAACGATTAGAACAAGAACGAGAGCGTAAGAAAACAATTATAGTTGCATCATTAGCTATTGCAGGACTCTTGATTTTTATATATTATGAGTTAAAGTTATTAAAGTTGATATGACGTTTGAAGATTTAGATATAATGGCAAAGACAATGTGGGGTGAATCTCGCAATCAAGATACTAGTGGTCAGATTGCTGTAGCTAGTGTTATAAAAAACAGAGCCGAGGCAAGACGTTGGTATGGCAACACACCAAAAGAAGTCTGTTTAAAAGAATGGCAGTTTAGTTGTTGGAATGAAGGTGATCCTAATAAAGAAAAGATGGAGAACTTACCAATAGTAGATGAAGTTTATTTAAAAATGTTTGCCCTTGCTCATTTGGTATTAGAAGAAAAGATAAAAGATAATACAGAAGGGTCAACGCATTATCACACTACAAACATTATGCCTAAATGGGCACAAGGCCAAACGCCTGTAGTTACTATTGGCGATCATAAATTTTACAATAATATAATCTAATGTTACCTTTACTTGCACCTATAGCTAAATCAATATTTTCTACTGTAGATAAAGTTATTACATCTAAAGCAGAAAAAGAAAAAATTAAAGCTGAGTTACAGCACAAAATTATTACAGGCGATCTAAAAGAAATAGAAGCCGCCGCAACTGTTATACAATTAGAAGCACAAGGTACGTGGTTGCAAAGAAGTTGGCGACCAATAATGATGTTATTGTTTGCCGCACTAATGGTAGCACATTGGTTTGGATTTACTGCACCTAACATTCCTGAGTCCGTGCAAAATTCATTACTAGATATTATAATGATTGGTGTAGGTGGTTATACTGTTGGGCGTAGTGCAGAAAAAATTGGACAACAATGGCAAAACAAAAACAAAAAACCATAATAGATTATTTGGAGGCAAAAATGTCAAGCATAGAGAAGGCTAGAAGGGTGTGCAGTAAGGTTTGGGGTAAGATTATACTTCAGATTTCAGCTTACCCTCTGTACTCAGCTATAGTCGTTGTAGGGCTAATT